CTCTATAATATGCAGGAAGGTGACGTTGCGATGTATCGGACGAAGTCCGATCAATTGCAGCTGCATTTGGCTCAGGACGGCGGCTACTGGACGGGGCCGGATAGCAAGAAGCTTCGGCTTCAATTGATCCAGGGCCAGCAAAGTCAGCAGGGAAGCCAAGGCGGCTCGTCGAGCGGCTCGAGCGGGTCGGCTGCTGGCAGCAGCTCGACCGGCCAAATGGGGCAGCAGCCGCTTTATCAGCAGGATTCCAAGATATATTCCGAAATCAGCGGCTCGATGACTCAGCAGGTGAATAAGCAGCATCAGATCATATTGCAGGACAAGCAAACAGGTATCGAGGTTAACAGCGACAACAACGTTTATCTTGGCGCTATCAGCGGTCAAGGTCAGTTTTTGCCCGTGATGCTCATTGATGGGACGGCGGCGAAAAACACCAAAGCGCTTAAAGGCGGCGGATCATTTGGCGCTAGCGCAGACTCGGATGATCCGGCGCTTGACGAGCTGAACGTCATCACGCGGCTACGCCGGGAGATGGACGAGCTGCGCGCGCGGGTGGACGCTTTGGAGGGCGCCCGCGCCTGATATCTCGCCGCTGCGCCGAGGCGACCTGGCGCAGCAAGGATTCAATCATGTTGAATGCAAGGGAGGGCCAATATGGCCGGCGGCAAGGGCAGTACATACGACAACGATCTATTGAAAATGTTGTTCAATGCCGTTGGCATTCCCAACATTTGCGACAACGCGGCATCGGCGCCGCTGACAAATATCTATGTGTCGTTACACACGGCTGATCCAGGCGCCGGCGGAACTCAAAGTACGAGTGAGGCCGCATATACCGGTTATGCGCGAATGGCTGTCGCGCGAACATCGGCTGGCTGGGTGGTGACCGGCAATTCAGTGAGCCCGGCTGCGGTCGTTTCATTTCCGTCATGCACCGGCGGCTCCGAGACCGAGGTTTATGCCGCCGCGGGAACGGCTTCGACGGGGACCGGCAAGATTTTGTACCGCGGGCCAATCACGCCGTCACTAAGCGTCGCGTCGGGCGTCACGCCACAACTCACCACGGCAACGGCGTTGACCGAGAGCTGATATGAGCAATCCTGCCGGCTCGGATTGCGTTCTGCTGCTGCACTTCGACGACGTCAACGGCAGCACGAATTTTGTCGATTCGAGCGGTAGGGCTCACGTCGCCACTGCGCACGGCAGCGCGCAGATCAGCACCGCTCAATCGAAGTTTGGCGGTTCGTCACTGCTCCTAAATGGCACTACTGATTACATAAACCTTGATGGCGGCACTGATTTCAATCTCGGTACGGGAGACTTCACCGTTGATTGTTGGGCATATGTTCCGGCGATAAGCGGACAGCGCGCGTATTTTTCGTGGCATGACAGCACCAATACCAACACCTGGATTGACCTTCTCTCGAATTCATCTCTTTTACAGTTGAGATATGGTCCGAGCGGCAGCACAATCGTAAGCATAGCTGGAGTAGTCGCCGGATCGTGGCAGCACATAGCAGTAACTAGAGCCAGCGGCACCTTTTATCTATTTTCCAATGGCACGCTTCTCGGCAGCGGGCCCAATGCGATTTCCGTGACTCTGACGTTGGGGCCATATATAGGTGGGCAATTTAACAACCTCTTTTTCTTCAACGGATATATCGATGAATTCCGGGTCGTGAAAGGCCGCGCGGCTTGGACCGCGAATTTCACGCCGCCGACAGCGCCGTATGATAATTCGGTCGCACTGAATGCCGATGGTATCGCGTCGGCAACCTTTGCTCCTAATCCGGTCACCCTCAATGCCGACGGCATTGCAGCGGTGGCGGCGAAAGGCGGCTATGGTGTTCCATTCGTCTTGAATGCGGATGGCGCTGCGGCGGTCGCTGTCGCTGGGGCATACGCGCATCTTGGCGCTTGGAATGCCGACGGTGCAGGAACGGCGGATTTCAGAGCTGTCGGGCCTCTCGCCAGCGTTTGGAAGGCCGACGGTGCGGCGGCTGCAGTCTTCGGCGGGGCCGCGAAGCGCGCCGCTGCTTGGAATGCCGACGGAATGGCGGCCGCGGCGTTTGCGGGCGTTGCGGCCAGACAAGGCGTTTTGAAGGCCGACGGTGCTGCAGCCGTCTCCTTTAGCGGCATTACGCGATATTTGGGTGTTTTGAATGCCGATGGTTTGGGAACGGCAGCATTTGCCGGGGCATCCAAGGCTGCTGGCGCCTGGACCGCAGATGGCATTGCGGGTGCTATTTTCGTTCCTCCAATCACCAAAGGCCAATGGAGGGCCGACGGTGCTGCAACAGCGATCTTTGGCGGTGCCAGCACAAATACCGTAGTTGGCCCAAGCCGCGTCGTTATCAGGCCAAGCCCGGCGGGAACATACACGCCCGATATTCGCCTCATCCAATATGCTAATTTTCCGACGTCGTTTGCAATTGATTGGTCGCTGCTTGACGATGGTACGCTCGACGACACGCAATCGCTCGCGACAGCGGTTATCGTTGCGCTGGGAACAAACCGGCTGGCGTTGTCGAGCGATATCCTGCCTGATCCGGATTCGACCGATCGGCAAGGCTGGTGGGGTGATCTCGACGCCGAGGAAATCTGGAATGGGTGGCCGATCGGGTCACGGCTATGGTTGCTCAAGCGATCCAAGATCACTGGACCAGAAGCCATGGGCGGCGCGACGGTCACGCTGGTCGAGCAATACATCCGCGAGGCGCTGCAGCCTTTCATCGATCTCAATGTTGCGTCGCAGATGTATGTCAAAGCAGCGCAGGTTGGACGCGAGCGTATCGATGCGCTTGTGCGCCTTTATCGCGGCCCGGCGACTGCTGTTGACTTGCGATATCAAATCTTATGGGACGAGCTAACCGGCCTGGTAACGACGAATGCCTTGGTCAACGCCAACACTCAAGCAAGTGCGCTCACTGGTGCGCGACGCAATTCAGGGCTCATTGCCGGGCGCTGACGCGATGGTCCCCAATAGCGTGCTTCGCGTCGTGTCTGACGCGATGGGTGCCCTGTGTCATCTGATCTTGCAATATGTCGATTGGCTTGCAAACCAGCTCATGCCGGATACGGCTGAGACGGAGTGGCTCGACCGGCATGGGCAAATCTGGCTTGTGAATGCCGATGGATCGACCGGGCGCAAGCTGGCGTCGCCTTCGCAAGGCACAGTCGATATGGTCGGATCGATAGACAGTGTTTTTGTGCCTTCATTTACGGTCCTGACCTATTCTTCCACCATGTCTTATGAAACGACGGCGGACATGACGACGGGGCTCGCAGGCGAGCCGTCGCCAGCGAATGTCACCGCGCTTACTGGCGGAAGCGCCGGTAATCTCGATCCCGGCACAGCACTTTCCGTTAGCGGTGTCCCAGGTCTTTCGAGCGCCACAGTCGATACGCTTGCGGGGGGAACCGACACTGAGACCGACGACGAGCTGCGCGCGCGCATTCTGGCCCGCATCCGGCAGCCGCCGATGGGCGGCGACGCCGATGATTATGAGCAATGGGCGCTGTCATATCCGGGCGTGACGCGCGCCTGGTGCACGACAGAGATGGGAATCGGGACAGCTTCGGTCCGCTTCATGATGGACGATTTGCGCGCCGCCTATGGCGGCATTCCGTTGCCTGACGATGTCGCTGCGGTTCAAGCCTATCTCGATACGGTGCGGCCGGTTACGGTGAAGGATTTATTCGTAACCGCGCCGATTACGTATCCGATCGACCTGCAGATTTCCTATCTTGATGCTGATACCGCATCGGTTCGCGGCGCCATTATTGCGAGCCTGCAAAACGAATTCATGGCCCGCTCGGAGCCGGGGCAGCCCTGGTATCGCGCGTGGTCCGACGAGGGCATCATGCGTGCCGCAGGCGTCAACGCTTACGAGCTTGTTGCGGACGATGTTACGATGCCGAATCCGGGCTACATGCCTGTCCTTGGTGATGTGACCTACGGGTGACGCTGATGGAAATATGGATGGTTTTTTGGCTGTTCATCAACATGGATGGGGCCGGCTTGCTGTCGCCAGTATGCTACTTGACATTTGACGAAGCAAAACTGACCGCAGGCGTTCATGGCGAGGCATCGCCTATGCCTGAGGATGGTCATTGCCCATCGCTCGATGAATTGCTGGCCGAATATTCATTCTCGTTGCGCCGCTGACGAATTGGCGAGCGCAGCGCCGTGGATAGACATATTCGCAGAACCGGCGATGACTACGCTCAAGCGTTCCTCGAGCACTTGCCGCAAGGGCAAGCGTGGGCGCGTGATCCCGGAACCATCCTTGTTCAGACATGCACGGGGCTCGCGCAATTCTATGGCTTTTGCGATGGGCGTGCCGCCGATCTGCTCGAAACGGAATCCGATCCGCGGGTGACGCTCGAACTCTTGCTGGATTGGGAACGAAATTGGGGCTTGCCTGATCCGTGCATAAGCAATCCGCCAACGGCGCTTTACGAACGGCGCGAACATCTCGTCGCCAAGATGACGCTGCTCGGCGGCCAGTCGAGAGCGTTCTTTATCAAGACCGCGGCCGACCTCGGATATACGATAACGATAACGGAATATTCACCTTACATGGCGGGCGTCTCACGGTGCGGGGACACACGCGGGCAATTCAACCCAGACGATCCCGATCATTATTATTGGCATCTCGGCGCGCCGGAGATGCGATTTTATTGGACGATCCATATCGGCTCGCTCGGGTACCGCCAATTTCATTGCAACAGCAGTCAAACCGGTGTTGACAGGTTGCTGGCATTTGCGACGGCGACCGATCTCGAATGCATATTCAATCGCTGGAAGCCAGCGCATACGCAAATCGTTTATGACTACAGCCCGCTCGGCGGCCTCTTCATTCTCGACAAGAGTGAGCTTGATAGTATTTCCGAAGTGCTGGGCTAAGGAAGCAGACATGCGAAAAGCCTTGATTGGTCTGTTCTTTGCCGCAGGTGCCGGTTGCGCGACGGCGCAAACGCCCGGAACCTTCCAGCAAGGCCAGGTCCTCACCGCGAGCGAGCTAAACACGGCGCTGGGATACAAGCAGGATTATCCGGCGCCTGCGGTGCCGACTGTTCCGCAATCCTGCGCCGGTTCGGTTGCAAACTCGGTCCTGGCGATCGATTCGTTCGGGCAAAACTGCATAGCCGCTCCAGGGCTGACCGCGACGCCGTCGGGCCTGAATGTGGCTTCGGGATATTCCTGGCTCTACAACGGAGTGCAGCTCGCGTGGATGCAGACGGCGCTTTCGTCGCTGTATCTCG